CCCTGGTCGCCTCGATCGCCAGCTCGACAAACCGCCGCGCCTGCTCCAGGGCGTCCTTGTAGTACCCGTCCAGGATCTCATCCTCGGCAAACCGCGGCACTGCCCTTGATGCCTCGTCAAAGGCCATCTTCCGTATCTTGTTGATCTTCTCCATCAGCAGATGGTCATTCAAGTTACCCTGAGATACGCTGTCCTGCAACTCTCCCAGGTCCCGCACGATTTCCTGCAATGCTTCGTTCATGGTGTCTTCTCCTTCTTGCTTCGTTTTTAATTGTTCCGCAAATCGCATTTAAGGCAGGCTTTATACAGCCTGATTGTCCTCGGGTTCCCGGCCCGGCTGCCGATCTTGCCGGCCCGCTCCCATGTCTCCACGCATTTCAGCGGAGTGATCCGCCCCAGCACCGGGCACTCGATGCCGTCCCCGGCGCCGTAGATCCGCATCACCCGCCGCTCGATCTTGTCCGTTGATGCCCCGTACTTGCCGGACAGCACCAGGGAGATAGTGGTCGGCGACACGCCCAGCTCCCGGGCCGCTGCCGCGGTCGAACGGTTGGCCGTCTGCCGGCGGAGGATCTCCAGCCACATCTCGCTCATGATCCACCTCCAAACAGCCCCCTGGGCGGCTCGATCTGCTTGAGGTTGACCAGCATGTAGGTAACCGCTGCCCCGTCCCGGCCGGTGCGCCGCACGTGCCCGTGCTTCTCCAGCTGCCGGACGTATTCGTCCACCGTCGCTTCCGACGCCCCGGACGGCGCGACCAGGTCGCCCTTGGTAAAGCGCCGCTTGGCCCGGATCAGCTTCCACAGCTTGCTCCTGAGCGACGTCTTGCGGGGCAGGGTGGCCGCCGGCCGCGTGCCCGGGTCGCGCACTACGCGCCAGGTCGGGTTGCGCCGCGGCGGCCCGACCTCGCCGTAGCGGGGCGGTTCCGGATTGTCGCCGGTCTCTTCCAGGTACCCCTCGCGGCACAGCTTATCCATGACCCGCAGGACCTGCCGCCGGTCGTGTCCGGAGCAGCGCGCCAGGTCGTTGAGGCAGCCTGTCTGCCTGCCCGGCTCAGCCGGCAGGCAGGCGATCACGCTTTGCAGCAGGTTCATGGCCGTCCCCCCCGGCCCCCGTTGCGCACCGAGGCCAAATGCAGGGCCGTGATCTCCTCCAGGTTGTTGCGCTTGGCTAATTGCTCGGCCCGGGAAAACCACAGGATGGTCCGCCGGAACTTGCCGTGCCCGCGCTCGTGGATGAACTTGATCCCATCCGGGGATATCTTCGCTTCGCAGATCTGCTCGGCGATGCTGGCGATGTCGTCCGGGTCGAAGGGCCGGAACCGCACCACCGCGGAAAAGCGGTCGTACAGGTGCCGGAACCGCTTGAGCTTCTGGTCGAGCTGGTGCATGCCGACCATGACCACCGGCGCGTTGGTGATGTCGTTGAGATCGCGCAGCACCTCGACCATGCCGCCCCGGCACAGGTAATCGACCTCATCGACGATCAGGGTCCGGGGGTGGTCGATGAGCATGTCGACCGCCTGGTTGAACAGGTCGTCCGCCTTGTATTCCGGCTGCTCACCCAGCTCGGCGACGATGCGTGACAGCAGCGACCGGCGGGACATGATGTCCGTTGCCCGGATATAGGGGTGATCGTTGTCGGCCGCGTACTTCTGGGCCATCTCGGTCTTGCCCGTGCCCGGCTCGCCGAACACCAGGCCCATGCCGACCCGGCCCTTGACCGGGGTGGCAACCACCTCCATGCCGGACAAAAACGCCTGCACGTTTCCGGTCATTGCAAATTCTTTCTTCATGCGGTATCGTCTCCTTATGTCCTGGTATTCATCTTGAGGCCCGGTGTTGCCGCACCGGGCCTCGCCTGTTTATCCCTCGGCCGCTCCCTCGCTGATGATCCGTATCGGCAGCCGTTTTCGGATATCTCCCTCGTTGTTGTAATAAAATCTCCCGCTGGGAGTCTGGTAGAACTCATCCAGCCACTTGGCATTGGCCACGGTCATGCAGCCTTTTTGCTCTGCCGTAGCGCGGATATTGAGGTACCTGTCGCCATCGGTGAAAATCAGTGCCACCTTTTTCTCCGGCGTCGACTTGGCCAGGCTGATCCGGTCCTCCATCGGCACGTAGATCGAGGCGTCCGCCGCGATGTCCTCCATCTCCCGATCGGCCCGCCTGGACGCATCGATGGCATCGATGGCCTTCGCCGCTTCCTCCAGCGCCGGCGTGGTGTATTCCTCTGATTTTTTCGGCAGCTCGACAATGCTGGCGATCTGTGCCTCGCGGTAGTCGAGGATCTCGTTGTGGATGGTCCTGGTCGCCTGCTCGCGGGCGATCTTGCGCAGCTCGCGCGCCCCTTCCGTGACGATGCGCTTCTGCAGCGCCCTGGTCCGGGCTGCGATCTCGGCCCGGTCGTGGCCGGTGCGCAGGGGATCGATGGCCGCGCAGATGAACCCGCCGTCCTCGCCGAACAGGTAGATGGTCCCCAGGTCGGTCGGGTCGAGCTTGATCCGCACCGTCTCGCCGGCCAGGCCGGCCATCTCATCGGCGATGTAGTAGCGGTTGTCAAACTGGACGCCCTTCTTGGTGACCACCCGCGTGCCGTCGCCGGCTGGCGCCTCGGCCAGCAGCACGTCCAGCGCTCGCTCGTGCTTGATCCGCCGCTCCGTGCCCTGCCAGGCCCTGGCCACCTCAGCCGGGGTTTTGCCGTCCAGGCCGCGGTGTTTGTTCTGGTGATAGATGGCCTCGCACCAGCGGTCGACCAGGATCTGCAGCTCCTCGGCGGTCATGTTGACCTCGATGGGCTCAGGCTGTTCGCCGGGCGCGGCCCGCTTCATCAGCCGGTCGGCGAATGAGCGCCGGGCCTCGATGGCCTTGCGGTCGGCCACGCTGTGCCCAATATAGCCAGGCAGCAGCTCGGCGATCCCGTGGGAAAAGGTGCGGAAAGCCCGCTCGATGTGCGGTTTGGCTTCCGGGGTGAAGGGCGGGCACAGGATCTGTTCGATGCCCAGGGCCTCGAACACCCCGACCATGTGCCGGGAAACATAATCCGAGCCGTTGTCCGTCTTGGCCTCTTCCGGCACGCCCCAGTCCAGGATGGCCCGGCGGGTCAGGGCCGCGACCGCCGTCGCCCTGGAGGACTTGGACACCAGCAATTTAAAGCGCTTGGAATACACGTCGATCACCCCGACCAGGCAGTGCCGGCCGTCGGCCAGCATCACGTCCGCCGGCGTCGAGTCGTATTCCCACCGCTGGTTGAGCCGCTCGACCTGCTCGTCGGCATCGCCCACGGCGAGCTGGCGCTTGGAGCGCCATTCGTCCGGGTTGCGCAGGTAGAGTAGCAGGGAGCTGTTTTGATCCTTCCACCGGTTGACAAAGCGGCGGATCGCCGCGATGTGCGGCGTCTGCCCTTTGAACCGGGCGTGCATGCCGTCATTGATCGCCTGCACCGTGCAGTGCGGATGATGGACCAGCATGGAGATGGCGAATTTCTGGTGCTCTTCGGCCAGCGAGGTGGAGCCGCGCCGCGGGTTGCAATAGCCGTTGGCCAGGCCCATGAGCCCGGCCTGATTGTAGTCCCGCTGCCAGCGCATGACGGTGGAAACCGACAGCCGCCCCACCTGCTCCCGGACCCGTTCCGGCATCCGGACGGAGCCGTCGTTGTACAGCCCGCAGAACTCGGCCAGGCCGCGCTTCCTGTTGTTGACCGCCGCCGCTGCCAGAAAGCCGTCGCAGGCCCGCAGCACGTCGCGCCGGGCGTAGGCCGTCGCCTGCCTGTCCGCCGGCAGCTTGGCAAACGCCGCGTGCCGCCGCTCCCGCTCGATCCGTTCCCGCTCCGCCGCCTCGGCCTGTTTCCGCCGCACGTTCAACCCGGCCTCGATCCCGGCGCCTGTCCCCGGCAGCCCGATAAGCCCGCCATTGGTCGCCTTGTGTTTGGCCAGCGCGATCCGTACATCCTCTGGGAGCAGGCGACTGAGATATATTTTTATCTGGCCGCCCTTGTCCAGGTCAGTGACAAATGGCCAGCGCTCCTTGGACGCGCGAATATTTACTGCGCGTTTTGACACAGCCATGGCCTCAGCTATCTCGGTGGCGAACGCTTTCATGGCCTATGCCCTCAAATGGCTATGATCGAGCATCAGCTCGCGATAAACCGTTGCCATTGCCGCCGGCGAGTCATGAGTGCTGTGCACCGTCCACATGTTATTGCGTTGCCACTCCTCGATCGCCCCGGCCCTGGCGTTCATCCGGAATATCCGGAAGCCGCCGGCCTTGAGTTTCTCCCGGTCGTCCAGTTCCATGGCGCAGGCTGTCTCCTCCACGCCCGGGCCGGCCTCGCCGACCAGCCTGGTCAGCTCCAGCAGGTGTTTAAAGACTGCCTTTCGGGATGTCTCGCGCCAGTTCTTCCGCCGTTCGATATCGATCTGGGTAGCAAACGATTTGAGCGCCAGGTCAAATTCCTCGCTGACAAAGTCGGAGCGGTGCTCCCGTATCGCCGCCTGAATGCCCTTGATCACTTTGTCAAACTGCTCCCCCTTGAACGCCTTGACCGCCTTCTTCACCGCGCCGGCGGTGATCCTGGCGCCGCCCTGTTCCTGGGCCGCCTGGACCAGGCCGAGCCACACCGTCCGCCGGTCTTCCGGGTCGAGCCGTGCCAGCTCCCGGGCCTGTGCTTCATTTTGCGGCAGAATGATTTCAATAGGTTGCGCATCATTTTGTGAACAATTGTTCACATTTTGACATTCAACTATTTGTTTCACCACCTTGGCGGATTCGATGAGCTGGTATGCACGCCGGACGTTCATGTCCCACAAAAGCTTGCAGTAGTCCTCGAACGTCCTGCCGCTCTCCGTCCTGTACAGGCGTTGCTCGTTAATCTCGGCCAGTGCCTGGCCCACCGCCACGAACCCCAGGAAGTTGTCCTGGATGATCTGTTCCAGCTCCGCCAGTCGTCTCTCCTCGGCCGGCACCAACGGTTGCTCATATTTCTCCAGCTCCATTCCTCTCCCCTCGATGATTGGTATGTTACGCCGCGTCCAGCATGTCATCTGGAAGGCCCAGGTAGCGCTGCGGGCACCCCTTCTCCAGCAGCCACCGCAGGACGACCCGGTTATCTCTCGTGCCGTTGATCGTTTTATTGACGTAGGTCGGCTCCTGACCGGTAGCCTTGATAATGTCTATCTCCCGGACGTCATTGCGGATCATCCATATTTTTATCTCTTTGACGTTCCGCTTGCGCTTCATAGTTCCGCCTCCAGTTTTTTCATGCGCCTGCTGATATCCTTGGCGTTGTGGTGGAGCTTGGCCCACTCCAGCATCTTGGCGTCCTGCTCATCGATGACCTTCCAGCCCATCGGCGCGACCATGGCCTGTATTGGATCAATCGTATTCATGAGCACCGCGCACAGCACGGGCAGAACCTTGATCGACGGATACCTGGTCATGTCTTCAGGGTTGAGCCACTTCTGTAGCGTATCAACCGTCAGCCGTTGCCCGCGGCCCTTGACCACGCACACCCCGTGCCGCTCCGCCAGGCTGTTAACCCTGTCGCAGACCTGGTCGACGGATAGGCCACTTGCCCTGTACGCCTCCGCCAGCGCCGTCTTAATGTCCCGCAGCACGTTCAGCGTCGGCTGCTCGAAAAGGGAATACTGCTTCATCATTACTCCTGGCTTGTCACTGGCCAAAACCGGTGGAAAAAATCCCTCCTCGTGCTACTCTGGAAGGAGGTAGACAAACCATTTCGCACAAGGAGGAAAGGATGAACGAAGCTTTTTTGCCCAGGGAAGAAACTTTCATTGACTGTTGCGGAACACCTCGAACCTTTTTGCTTTTTGAATCTCCCGGGATTGGTAAAAACAATGCTGATGATGGGTATGTCGTCACTGCCAGGGAGGTTGCAGAGAGCGAAAGTGGATATGAATTTTCAGCCTGGTCGCCGTGTCTTGGCGACTGCCTCGGGAAGTTGCGCGGGAAAATACGCCGAGGGATCGCGACCAGGCATCTCGTGAGGAATAGCCACGGCCGCCTGGACATGATCCAAAACAGGATTTCTGGCTTAATATCAGTTGGAGGCATGATCGTTGACGGTGTCTTTTACCGTTGGGAGACTCTGGTTGATATCTTTGCCTCTTGCGAGGGACTCAAGATGGAAATCCAAATCGCCGATCCGGCCGACTAAAACATTAGGCAGTGGGCTTTCTGAAGGGACGTCCACGGTAATGATGTTTCCTTTCTGCAAGTAGAGTTTGTCAGCCCAATAATATTGGCCGTTGATCCTGATGACCCCGCGCCGCAAAACCACGCGTCTTATTTCACTGTCCGCCATAACCTTCTCCATTGTCCATTCTTTCTTCCCCCCGGACATTGATAAAAAATAACCGGCGGTGTATTCTGAAGTAAGACAAGTCTGTTTGCTGACAACCATATAATTTTATATTCGAGTTCTCGGAGGATGTCAAAGAAAAATTCGATAGGTCGTATTCTTTGATTGAGAGATGGAAGTGGTTAATAGGCGAGCTTGCCGACGGGAAATTGACGAAGTTTGCTGAAAAAGCTGGAATCCCGGCAAGCACGTTTCATGGCTACCTTAAAGGGAGGGCGCCGCATCCTGACCATCTTGTCCGAGTTCTCGAAACTTATAGGGTAAATATCAACTGGCTGCTTACGGGAGAAGGACCTATATATATATTAGGTGGAAAAGAATCCGGACTCGACCCGGATCCGGAGATCGCCCGGCTTATGGAAGGTGCCAGGCGCGTCCTTAAATCAGGCAACTCTGTTGCCTTCGATGCCCTGGAGCGCAATATCAAGTATTTCGATTATGCCATTCGGCAGGAGCGGGAGATGGCCGAACAAAAGAAAAAGCTTGTTGAAATGGAAAAACGCCTGGCCGCCTTGGAAGAAAAAAAGAACGATAAGCCCCCTACCGGAGAGGCTCCGTCCTCTCGAAAAAAGGTAGCGTGATCTGGGTCCGATTTTAATAAAAATCGTTTCCCGCTTTAGCATTTACTTAAATAGCTTTTTAAAATTCTATCTCACTGTAAATAAGTAAAAAAACAAAATTCAATATCAAAATAACCCGTTTCCCGGTTACTTCCCGGTTCCGGGGCGAAAGCGGGAAACAAAATCAGAATATTTGAGGGGGCAAAATGGCGCTTAAAAGATGCAAGGAATGTGGCAGCGAGGTGTCCGACCAGGCATTTTCGTGTCCTAACTGCGGCGTTCCGACTCCGGCCCTCGATGAAGACCAGGTTGAAAATATCAGGCAGCAGGGAAGATTTGCCCAAAGCCGCTGGTTTGGCGGTCTTCTGTTCTTTGGCGGTCTGGCCTGGTTGTTCTTTTCAGCTCAATCTGGAGGAGCTGACGGTTTATCGGTTTTGGGGCGCTCTGGTACATAGTTGCCGAGATAGAACGCAACCTGCACGAGAGAAAAAGAAAAAAGAAAAAATGAAAAATGCCGTTGCAAAATTAGTTTCATACCTTGCGTTAATTTTGTCAAAAACGGCCGAAAACCGATTTTTAGTGTCACGCATGTAAATTTTTTCCGAATGTTTAACGCCCGTTTATTTTTTGAGACTATTTCAAACTTTCCCCAACCTTTCCCCAACCTTTTAAACCACAATCCCTTAATTCCCCAGGTTCCATACCTCGTGACCCCCTACAATACCGGCCAGCGGCGTCAGGCAAAGCAGTGCGGCGAT